AAATAAAAACAATAAAATAATCTGAGCCATGCCAGTAATATAAGATGTGCACATGACCTTGAACTTATATATTTTATTGTTTCCCATACAAATCAATTCAAATATATCCAAATAGTACAGATTTTTTAAACACAATAAAAAACATACTATGCTGGTAGAACTAGATTTGCTGGAGGCTAAACGCCTCAAATTAACAATCAACCAGTTTCTATTAATTAGGCTAGTTATCGATAAAATTAATATCGCACCGATAAAAGAAACACTAAACATAAGTGGTTCAGATATTGATAAACTAATTAGCTTAAACATATTTACAAAAGATTCTTTATTCACTCCAACCTTATCAAGACTAAAATTGACTCCAGAAATGGAAAAGGCCATCGGAACAAAAGATTTTTTCAGTGAATTTTACGACTCATACCCAGTATACTCGATTCGAACAGACGGATCTAGAGATTACTTAAGAAGCGATGTAAATAGAGCACGTGTTGTCTATAATAAATTAGTAGGCAAAAGCGAAACTAAGCACAACGAAGTGATGACAGCCCTAAAGGCTGAGCTAGCAGAAAAAAGAGCTTCAAACAAAATGAGTTATATGAAAAGAATGTATAAATGGTTAACCTCAGAAGAATATTTAGTTTATTTGGAAAAATCCAAAGCTATTATTTATTCAGACGAGCCAAAAACAATTTCCTATGGAACCGAAGTTGTTTAACCAACCAAAAATACTTGAATTCAAGCACATATCAAGTGCTACGAGTGATATAGTAAAATACATTAATGACAGAAGAAGATTTATTGTAAGATCATTGCGAACCAGATGGGATAAATTCAATAAGCTAGCAATGGGCGGAATTGAACCAAATGCAGTATATACTATAGCAGGTATATCTGGAAGCGGTAAATCATCATTTGTAAATACATTAGAAACAGACATTATAGATTTAAATAAAGATGAAGCAGTTGTTGTTTTAAGCTTTAGCTTTGAAATGATTTCAGCTAAGCAAATCGGTAGAAAACTCTCTTATAAATTAAGAAAAACTACTTCTGAGTTGTACTCGGCATCGGATAAAGGAGCTATATCCGACGATGAATTTAGCGAGATAGAATCAAAGGCTCGAACAATAAAGGACTATCCAGTATATTATGTGGATAATCCCGGAACTGTAAACGAAATAAAAGCTACAATAGAATTTTTCCAAAAAACAATAGCCAAAGATAAATGGCTTGTAGTGATTATAGATCACACTTTATTGGTAAGGGGAAATTCAAACTCGGATTCTGAAAGATCTGTAATAGTGGAACTAGAAAAGGAATTAATAGCTTTAAAGAAAATTGGCAAAACGTCAATTATTCAAATAGCACAAATGAATAGAAATATTGAAGCGCCAGAAAGGATTAACAACCCTTCATTGCATTATCCTCAAAGAAGTGATATTGCCTCATCTGATGCTGTGTTTCAAGCAAGCGACTATGTTATAATTATTCATAGACCGGAAATCTTAGGCATATTGACGTATGGATACGAGAATCTGCCAACAAAAGACATGGTGTACTTGCACTTCACTAAAAATAGGGAAGGAGACTCTAAAATATTAAGATTCATTAATGATTTAAAGCATAATAACTTAATAGAACCAAAACAAACGACCGTCGAAAATGACAGTCAATTAAAATTAGATATAAAAAATTAAAAACGTTCATTTTATGAAAGATACATTTAAATTTGCAGTAGAATTGCCAACTTTGGCTAACGATCCACGTGGTTTTTACAAAAAAGGTTTGGTAGATATCCTTACAAAACGATATACTAACTTGACAGTAGCAGGCCTTGATAATCCTGATGTAAAACGTGGCATTCAATACGCAGGCGCAGGCAGCTTATTGACATTCGGCACTGCAAAAAATCACGATGTAAATTGGGTAGAACGTCCTGATTACGCCCGTGAAAAAGGATACAAGCCCGTATATGACTTAATCAAAGATTGGTCTACAATTGTATCAAAAATCTCTGCATTTTCCGCAGAAAAAGCTCGCATTGAAGAAGAAGCTCGTCGTGCAGAATTTGCTCGTGCAAATGCTTATCGTATGAGTTATGTATATACTCGTCCAGCAACAACTGACGCTCTTTATGTGACTTATGTTGACGGTATCAAAGTTCAAGTATTTAGCAACTTCATCAAAGTTGGTTATAGCATAATCCCTACAACTACTATTGGTGCTGCTTCTATCTACGGATTGAACCGTTCTGAAATCAATGCTGTAAATTACTTAATTTATAACGTAATTCGCTAATAAAACCGCGCAATTCAAATAAATTCAAATAAATTCAAATACATTCAAATCTTTTTTATGCGTAGAAAAATAATCAAAAAATGATTACATTACCTACAATTAAACAAAAACCAACAAGCAGTAATCCTAAGTTCTTCATTTATTTTGGGAAACCAAAAGCGGGGAAATCAGAAGTCGCATCTAGATTAGAAGGCAATTTAATAATTGACTTAGAAGATGGATATGATTATATAGAAGCGTTAGTAGTAAAAGCAAAATCAGTTTCAGATTTATCTGAGATTGCATTAAGCATTAAGACTAAAAACGAAGAAGTAAAAGGATATGCATATCAATATATAACTATAGATAATGCAACTAAGCTAGAGGATATAGTTTTAGATTTAGCTCTTAAACTATATAAAGATACTCCAATGGGCAAAACCTATACTGGAGATGTCAGAAAGCTTCCAAATGGAGGCGGATACCTTTATCTTAGAGAAGCATTTTTTAAAGTTATAGATATGTTTAGGACGCTAACTCCTCACTTAATTCTAGTTGCCCACGTAAAAGATACGTTGATTAACAAAGAAGGAAAAGAGTTGTCAGAAATGTCAATAGACTTATCAGGAAAAACTGCTAGATTGGTAGCCGCAGATGCAGACGCAATAGCGTATTGTTATCGCGTTAAAAATCAGACAATTTTCAATTTCAATGGAGGAGGAGACTTTATTGTGGAAGCAAGACAGGCTCACTTACGTGGAAAAGAAATTGTTGTGGCAGAGAGTGATGATGAGGGCAGAATTACTGCTCATTGGGATAGAATATATATAAAAGATTGAATATGATATTTAATACAAGTATCGGTTTTAACGTTGAAACTAAAGACGTTAAATACCTAGATGCAGGGATACATGAGAATGTGGACCTTGTATCGGCGAAACAAGACAGATCGACTAACGGAAACGAATACATTGAGATCTTGTTCGAAAGAGATGGAGCTAAAGTAAGTCAAACTGAATATGAACCAAAGAAATTTGGTGATGAATCAGATGAATCATTACAAGCAAAGGCTGATGGCCAGGTAAAAAGGATTATGCAAATCCTTAAGTGTTTTTATCCTAAAGAAGTATTAGTATTTACAGGCGACTCGTTCGCAGGTTTTGCTGCATGGGTGGTTGCGTTAATTAATAACGCTCCAAAGACCAAAGTGCGTCTTAAGGTAGTATATGGAAATAACGGTTTTACCGGACTTCCAAGATATTATAAATACACATTTATTGAGCCTATGACGATTAGCTCGTCGGATTCAAAAATTAGCCAATTATCTATTGATAAGTTTGAAAGACAAGTTCTTGATACCGAGCCAGAAGCTGAAACTTCTGCAAGCGTGTTTGGAGCAACGCCAAAAACAGCAACAGTAGAAGATTCTCCATTCTAAATAAAAAGTAAAAATGCTTTATGATACAAAAAAACATATAAGCGATACCGAGTCTAAGAGCATGATAACGAAAAGTGATGTACTTGAAATAGTGTCAGAATATGACATTTTTAGAAAGTATATAGGAGATATAAGAGTCGGACAGACAATTAAATCTCCTCTCAGAGAAGACTCAAATCCGTCATTTGGCATTTTTGTAAGCAATAGGGATAACGCTCTATTATATAAAGACTTAGCCAATGGCGATTGCGGAGACGCATTTAAATTTGTAAAAAACCTTTTCGGTCTACGAAAGTATAGTGAAGTGATGAGCCAGATTATTAGTGACTTTAATGTCGGATATAAGATGAGCAATAAGCCTAGTAGCAAATATACATTCGTTAGCAGGAAGAAGCAGATATCTGTAAAAAGAAAAGCAATGACAGCTCAAGACCTTGCGTTTTGGGCTGAATTTGGAATATCTGAAAAAACACTTTCCACTTATCGAGTTAACGCGATATCTCTGTACTCAGTAGATGGAGAGATAAAGGCAACTTATACGAAAGAAGATCCAATTTATTCGTATAAGGTATTTGACAAATTTAAAATCTACAGACCACTTGGAAAAAAGATAAACAAATGGAGGGGCAATTTATCGTCATTAGATATAATGGGATATGAGCAACTTCCAGAAGGCGGGGATGTGCTTATTATAACTAAATCACTGAAAGACGTAATGGTTTTACATGAATTAGGATATAATGCAATTTCTCCGCCAAGTGAATCTACAATGATTCCGGAGATTGTTTTAAACAAACTCAAAGAGAGGTTTAAAAAAATAGTTATTTTTTATGATAGAGATAGAACTGGTGTCCAGTTTACAAGAAAAATAGTAAGCAAATATAGCTTCGATTTCTTGTTCATTAATAAAAAATACAAAACAAAGGATATTAGTGATTTCGCAAAAAAGTTTAGTCTCAAAGAGGCCGAGCTTTTTATGAAGTCAAAAATATCAATCCAATAACAAACTGGAAGTCTATTAGCGCGGTGGGAGTGCGCGGATAAATCCGAGGTCACAGGTTCGAGTCCTGTATAGACAACAATTAAAATTAATAAAAATGATAAAGATACCAACTAGTAAAAATATATTTGGCAGTAGAGCGGCGACAATGAAAGCAGCTGAACTTGATTTGTCTGAATATATTGCATTTTCAGTAAAAACTGGATTAAAATGCAAGATAATGAATGGTAGCGTTTGCGATGTAAATGGTGTTCCATTCCAAAACAAGTCACTACAAGATGAGGCCTCTTTTTTTACAGAAAGGGTGTCTAACTCAAAAACAGTCGTATTAGGGACAATAGTTCCAGCAAGTGCCATAACGTATTCATTTTCAGACATAGCCGAAATAGAGGCTGCAATGAACTCAAATGCGAAGAGACATGCAGATGTTTCAAAGTCATACTCAATAGAGATTTATGATTTTTCATTTGAATTAGAGCCAGAAACAATTTCATACGGAACAAAAAGAATGATGTTGTATTCGATGTCAAGATCGAGCACAAATGAAGGGTTTATTTACACTTCAACTTCGATATTTGGAGAGAGCCTTACAAAGGAGTCATTCACGGCATTTATGCTTACAAATGCGTATTCTGGAAAGAAAACTGCTTTATATCAGAGAATGTCTTCTGATACGTCAAAAAAATTTGCAGAAAGATTTATAATAAATCCATTTGAGGTTTTATCAAGGCCTAGTATTGGGTATGATAAATTTTCTGGAACAACTGATTTCCAAGAAAGAACAAAGGTCATAACAGTTTCATTTGATACTTATGAATTAAAAATTCCAATGATAAGAGTATCTAAGAAATGGGCAAGATATTTACTGATGCTATTAGATGAAAAAATAATAACATCATTCACGTTTAAAGCAATATTTGATATTAACGAAAATAAATATAAATGTGCAGTAGTATTATAACAATGCAACATATCAACGAACAACTGTTGATTGCAAGAGAATTTAGCGCTGTTATTCGCAATATGGGAATTTATGGATTTTATAAATCAAAAGATAAAATCATAGAAGAGAATAAGGCTAAAAAGAAGCATAATCATGTTGTTTTTTTAACAAAATTGTTTAGCTTTCTTGATAAAATAAATGTATATACAGAGAATGTTGTAAATGACTATTATAAAAGTGATAATAAATCACTAGAATTAGTTCTTTCTAATAATTTTTCTAATCTATTATTATCATATAAAAATGATTACATATCAAAAAAACTAAAAAATGGAGCTATAAAAACAAGGTATATTAAATCTTCGAATTTAAATTTCTTTGATTATATATCTGATTCTGATTCGTCAAAAATAACAGCAATATCTAAGTCTAAGTTTTCGGCATTAATCTTTTCTTCATTAATACATGAGTTTGGAGAGATGACTACGAACTTAAACAGGATAGCTTCTTGTTTCGCAAATAAAATTTATTCTGACTCTACAGAGAAGAAAGAAATTAGATTCTATGAGATATTAAGTGATGAAATGATAGATATTATGATTATTAGACACATGATATCCTACATGGACCCATTTCGCTCAAGTATTATAGGTACGACAATATCTAAATCAAAGACAAAGAAAATAGCAAAACAAGTATCAGAAAGATATTATGCTTCATATTCAAAGAATCATGGAGATAAAATAGCTATAAAACTTAAAGAATTCGAAGTTATATTAACGTATATAGATGAGTATTTAAAAAATACCGCTATATTCACAGAAAATATATTTAAAAAAGAAGTAAAGCAAAAGTTCTTTTCTGAATATTCTATATCAAATATAATATCGAATACATTTGATTTTATGGAGAATAACCTAGAATATTTTTTAAAAAATACCGAAGTAAGAGAAAAAACGGAATTAAACACATATACCGGCAATCAAATTGTCGTAAAATATAGAGCTCCAATTGAATCGAAATGCAGTGATATTGATTATTGCAATAAGATAATTGAAGTTGTTTCTGAGACGAATAAATTTATCGAAAAAATTAATGAAAAGATTGAATTAGATAAGAAAGCGTTAGCAGAAAGAAATAATGTAAAAAACATAATTGTAGAAGGAGATGATATAATCAAATATTACAATAGCTCTTCTTATAGTGCATCGTATGGCGGCACATTATGGAACTCATGTATGAGATATCCAGAGCAAAAGGAGAAAATTATGTTTTATGCAAAAAACAAAGAACTTGTTAAGTTGTATATACGGCTTGACGAGGATCTAACAAAAATTAAAGGTCGCGCATTAATTTGGTTTGATAAAGAAACAAAGAAAATGTACGCAGACAGACTTTACTACACCGATAGCAGTACGTATAATTCAATGGTAGCATATCTACAAGGTCTTAAGAATTGTAATCTTGTTCATTCAAATGAATCAGGAATAGCAGGACACCTTAGAAGCGGCTTCCCAAAAATTAAAATTTCAAATTTAAACGCAGCCCTAGAGATGCCTTATTTTGACAGTTTAAGCACTGTTCTTGTAAATAAAGACGGTTTAGCTGTAGCAACTTCATCTGCAGTTGGAAAAAACGATATTTCACTTCCAATTGGAGCTATAAATATCAATAGTCCAGAATTATACATAGAGGCCGCAAAACAACGCACATGTAAGATTTGTGGAGCCGTACTGAGCAGTAAGAGTAATTTAACCGAATTGGAATTAGGCACTGTATGTAATAGACATATCAAATTAATGACTGACAACAAGGTTATTATTATAAATTCAGGAGGCCTGCAGACAGAAGACGGGACTATGCTTAAAGGACCAGTTACAAAAGATTTTTTGTCGACAGGAACTCGTGGAAAATATGAATTTAATTCAAAGTTAAATTTTATTAAAATGGATACTTCATTCGGAGAATTGCAATATAGAATTCATGAATTTTTATTTTCTCACAATTGCGATGTTTCTTACAGGCCTTGTATTTATGGAGCTACGACCATATCAGATGCTGAGAAAATTTATTATGACGAAACGTGTACAACCATGTCGTTGCAATTATTGAAATCAAAACTAACAGTAGTTGTTCCAAAAAATCCAACAGAAATTGAAATTAAAGCGATAGAGCAACTGTCTATAATTGGTCCGATTTTAGAGTCTAATCTATATAATGCAAACAGAAAAGCTATTATAAAGCTTGCAGAAAAGAATATCGATAAGTACGTTGCAAAAGTAATGTTATTGTCTGGGTATACTGCAAAAGAGCTGTCTGTATCGAAAGAAGCAATTCTCTCTACAAGAGGAAGATATGAAAATGAAATATTGGCACTTCAAAAAGAAATAGCGAACTCTTCTGATTATACATTGAAAACTGTATCTTCTTTGTCTATGATAAATGAAGAATTATATTTTTCATTCAAATATAGAGCGCTATTAATCAAATTAAAAGATTTAGTACAAGAATGATAAACAAAGATTTATTAATAAAAGTATTATCAATACAGTCAACCGTAAAGGAAGACAAGTTGATAAACGAATTCATAGAGAAGTATCTGTCAAAGATAGATGGAGTATCTATTGAAAAAGATTCATTTGGAAACATTTATGCTACTAAAGGATCTGGAGAGAATGGATATAAATGTATAGTGTCTCACACAGATACAGTCCATCAGATGT